CTTATCCATACTCTGTGTAGCGTTGGCATTATTTTTATTCAAAGGCACTCAAACAAAAGAATGGTTAAAAAAGGGATTATCAAAAATTATATCCAAATAATATTAATAGGTTTATTGTTGGTAGGTTGTTCACCTCAAAAAAGGTTAAACCGATTAATAACTAAATTTCCCCAGTTAACCGAAATAGATACTATATATGTTAGGGATACAGTTGTAATAGAAAGTTACAACTACGATACCACTACTATAATAAGAACACATGATACCACCACTGTTATAAATAACGAAAGGGTGGTATTAAAGTATTTTTACGACACTCTTAGAGAAACCATCCACCATGATGTGGAGTGCATTGGAGATACCGTATACACTGAAAAGTTGATTACAGTTGAAAGGGCGGTATTCCGCGAATTATCATGGTGGGATAAATACAAGGAATTTGTATACATAGGTCTAGTTTTGATATTAGTATTATTTGTACTAAAGAAAGTGGGCAAAATAGTTTTATAATGAAAAAAGAAAATAAAAAATGAGTACAATTGGAACAACATTAAAAGAACCTAGAGTATTCGCGCATGATGCTATAGCATTAGATGATTTGTGTGGAGCCACAAATGGTATTCTTACGTTAACAGTGGCACCTCCAGCTACTCCAGGAACAGGATATACTGCTGGTCCTACAACTTATGCAACTACATCAGATAGTGAATTTGGATCTGGTGCTACGGTGTCAGTAACAGTTATTGGTGGTGGTGGTGCTGTAACAGCTTTTACTCTAGTAGATGCAGGAGAATTTTATGAAGCAGGAGATACATTGACTTTAGTAGGTGGTGGTTCTGGTGATAATTGTACTATAGTAATAGCTACAGTAGGTTGTACTACATGGGCGCTGGGAGATCCAATAACTAGAATGCCAAATAATTTTAATACAGTTCCTTATTGGAATGAAAAAACGGCTTATACGTATTCTACTAGTATTCCTTCCGGACCTTTTCAAACACCGGGACCTGGAGTGGCTATATATGTTGGGGTTACAATGGATATTACTGTTATAAATGAAGCAACTACTGAGGTTGAATATATAGGTGTTAACGCTGGAAGTTTTTTACCTGTATCAGTTTTAAGTGTAGTTGAGCAATCAGCAGGAAATTTAAATGATATTTTAGCATTATTTTAAAATGTGGACAGGTATATTAAATACAATTCCTTCTATAGCTAATTTACCTGGTCAACCCGGTCCTATACCAGGTAGTAACGAAATTGTAACTGAGAATCTAGCTCAAAACATTATATCAGAAAATAATCAAGAATTAATAACAGAATAAAAATGGCAGAAAAATTTTCAGACTTCAATGCAGGAGCGACCACAGTAGATACAAAGATAGTGGGATATGATTCCAATTTGAATACAAACAATAAATACGATTTATCTCAATTAGCAGATGGAATTGCTCCACATATAGTACAATCGCATCAAGTCAATGGATTAGCAACAAGAATTGGAGATTCTAGTAATCTATCAAATAACCCAAGACAAGCTATGTTCGCTTGTAGTATGGCTAGTGCACTCAACAGTCAAGGGCCATGTATGATAGTTAATAATGATTTTACTGTAACAAAGGTACAAATTAAATGGCTTGAAAGACACGCACCAGTAATTCCAGTTGATGGTGGTGGTGAGACAGCAACAGTTAATTGGGAATTGGGGAAATTAGCAGATACAGCGCTCTCAAGTGATACAAATAATGGTCAGCCGCCTCCTTTAGGGAACTTTACATCAGTATTAGCACTACCGGCTTTACAATGTACAAGTGCAGATACTGGAACTTGGATATATAAAGATAGTGGAGCAATTTCTGCTTCATATACAGCTGGGGATATACTTATCCTTTATTTTTCAGCTCCAACTGATGTAACAATGAAATGGGATCTCATTGCGGCAGATATGACAGTTGCTATGACTATAGAATACTAACATAAAGTTAGAACAAACAAATAACTAAAATTTAATTAAATGAAAATTAAAGAAGAACAACTAGAAACAATTCAAAATCAACAAAAAGATTTAAATAGTCTAATTAGTAACGTAGGGTATTTAGAAACCCAAAAACATAATTATTTGCATCAACTTAGCGAGTTAAACAAAATTATAGATTCTTATAAAATGGAATTAGAAAAAGAATATGGGGCTATAAATATAAATATTGAGACAGGTAATTACACAATGATAGAAACAGAAGAAGAGAAGATACCTGATTCAAAAGTGGTGGAAAATGCCTAACAACATAAGGAAAATAAGTATAGGTTCTGATTATAAAAATGATGCTATGCATTATTCTGTAGGACAAGAAGTTTATGGAGGTCATACTATATGCGATATTATAAGTAATGAAAAGGATGGTGAATATTTTATTTATATAAAGAAAAATGATGAAGTTTTACCATGGAAAAAATTTAATTCAAACATGGCTATTGCTGTGGAATTTGATTTAGAATATAATGAATAGTTTATATGATTTTATTATAGCACCAGTTTCAGGTCGATATAATAATACTAAACAAATAGGTAACAAAGATTTAATACTAAATACAAGTATAGAAGATTTTAAAGCAATTAGCAAGGAAGGTATAGTATTACACACTCCTTTAGTTTTCGATACACCTATTAAAGTTGGAGATCATGTAGTTGTACATCACAACATTTTTCGTAGATTCTACAACATGAAGGACAAAGAACAGAATAGTAGATCTTACTTTAAAGAGAATATGTATTTTTGTAGTGCTGATCAGTTATACTTATATAAAAAAGATAAGGAATGGGAGGCATTTTTAGATAGATGTTTTATTCAACCTATAAAAGAAAAAAGTGATTTTAAGTTTAATTCTATTAAACCCAATATTGGTATAGTAAAATATGGTAACAGAAAGTTAAGGGAATTAGGTATAGATGTTGGGTCATTAGTTTCTTTTAAAAAAGAAAGGGAATTTGAATTTGTTATAGACAATGAATTACTCTATTGTATGAAATTAAATGATATAGTTATAGAACATGAGTACGAAGGAAACGAAGAAAAATATAATACTAGCTGGGCAAGTTGCAGTTGAAGAATTAATTAAAGTGGCAAAAGAACCTATAGTAGATTCAGGTGATGATGTTTCCGCTGATCGTCTTAAAAATGCTGCTGCTACTAAAAAATTAGCTATATTTGATGCTTTTGAAATCTTAAGTAGGATGGAAGAGGAAGAAAGAATCTTAGAAGGTAAACCAAGGGAAGAGGAAAAACCAAAAAGATCTTACTCTGTTTCACCTGAAAAACGATCTAAATAATGGGGTATGAACAAACGCTTTTTAAAATAATAAAAGATGTAGTTAACCCTAAGATCTTAAGTAAGAAGAATAGATTTAAACAATGGGAGTACGGTTACAACAAAGAATATGATTTTATAGTTATAAGTAAAACTGGTAAGATTGGAGAAATCATTGAAATACAAAATCTCAGAATTGCTCTACCAACAGTTAACAAGCCGTTTAAAAGAAGCGAAAAAAAAGCAGAACAATATTGGGAAAAACAACCTTACCCAAAAGAACTAAATAGAATAAAAAGTACTTTTGAGTGGGATGAGTATCCATTAGAGTTTAAAGAAAAGTGGTTTGATTATATTGATGAAGAATTTAATAGGAGAGAAGAAGGGTATTGGTTTTATAACAAGGGTATTCCTAATTATATCACTGGCACTCACTATGTTTATTTGCAATGGGCAAAAATCGACGTTGGTTCAGCCGACTATAGAGAAGCAAATAAATTGTTTTTTTACTTCTGGGAGGCATGTAAAGCAGATAACCGGTGTTATGGAATGTGTTACCTTAAAAATAGACGTTCTGGATTTTCATTTATGGCGTCTTCGGAACTCGTTAACCAAGCCACAATGTCTAGCGATTCAAGATTTGGTGTATTATCCAAAACAGGTTGGGATGCTAAGAAAATGTTCACGGATAAAGTTGTACCAATCTCGGTTAACTATCCGTTTTTCTTCAAACCCATCCAGGATGGTATGGATCGTCCTAAAACCGAATTGGCATATAGAATACCAGCTTCAAAACTTACTAGAAAAAAATTAGATACAAAAGAGAAGTTAGAAGAATTAGATGGTTTAGATACTACTATAGATTGGAAGAATACTGGAGATAATAGTTATGATGGAGAGAAGTTAAAGTTATTAGCACATGATGAAAGTGGTAAATGGGAGAGACCTGACAATATTAAAAATAATTGGAAAGTAACAAAGACATGCTTACGATTAGGTAGGATTATTATAGGTAAGTGTATGATGGGATCTACGAGTAATGCTTTGGATAAAGGAGGAGAAAACTTTAAAAAGATCTATTATAATTCTGATGTAACTAATAGGAACAGAAATTACCAAACTAAATCTGGATTATATTCATTGTTTATACCTATGGAATGGAATTATGAAGGTTATATGGATAAGTATGGAATGCCTGTATTTGATACTCCTAAAGAAAAAGTAATAGGTGTTGATAACATTCCTATAAATATGGGTGTTATAGAATATTGGGAAAATGAAGCTGATGGTTTAAAGGGTGATCAAGATGGTTTAAATGAGTTTTATAGACAATTCCCTAGAACAGAGAAACACGCCTTTAGAGACGAAACACGGGAATCTCTTTTTAATCTAGTAAAGATATATGAGCAAATAGATTACAATGAAGAGTTAAATAATACAGCAAATGTTACTCAAGGTAGTTTCCAGTGGGAAAATGGTATAAAAGATACTAAGGTTATATTTATTCCAAATTCAACTGGAAGATTTAAAATTAGTTGGGTTCCACCTAAATCTCTTCAAAATCAAGTGATAGTAAAGAATGGGTTAAAATACCCTGGTAATGAACACATTGGGGCATTTGGTTGTGATAGTTACGATATATCAGGTACAGTTGACAACAGAGGATCAAATGGAGCTTTACACGGTTTAACTAAATTTAGTCTAGACGACGCTCCTTCTAATCAGTTTTTCTTAGAGTACGTAGCAAGACCTCCAACTGCTGAAACATTTTTTGAAGATGTATTGATGGCTCTGGTATTTTATGGTATGCCATTATTATGCGAAAACAATAAACCTAGATTGCTCTACTACTTAAAAAGAAGGGGTTATAGACACTTCTCTATTAATAGACCAGATAAAGTATGGAACAAATTATCAATTACCGAAAAGGAGATAGGTGGAATTCCTAACTCTAGTCAAGATGTTATACAAGCACATGCTGCTGCTATAGAATCTTATATAGAAGATAATGTAGGTTTTGATGGTGAAACATATGGAGATATGTATTTTCAAAGAACATTAGAGGATTGGGCTAGGTTTAACATAAATAAGAGAACCACTCACGATGCATCAATAAGTTCAGGATTAGCAATTATGGGGTGTAATAAAAATAAATACAAGCCATTAGCGGAGCGAGCAGTGAAAAAAATTGATCTAGGAATTAAACGATATGATAATGATGGACTTGTTTCAAAAATAATAAATAAATGATTTACACTAACACTAGAAGTTCTTTTCCAGATCAGGTAGTTCCTCAAGAAGAGAAAATGAGTTTGGAGTACGGACTCATGGTAGCTAGGGCTATTGAAGGCCAGTGGTTCAGTCAAGGTTTAGGTGGTGATAGATACGCGTTTAATTATAATATTTTCCATCAAAGGAGATTATACGCAAGGGGAGAGCAGAGCATTCAAAAATATAAAGATGAACTTTCTATAAATGGTGATCTATCATACCTTAATTTAGATTGGAAACCTGTACCAGTTATACCTAAGTTTGTAGATATAGTTGTTAATGGTATGTCAGAAAAGATATATGATGTCAAAGCTTTCTCTCAAGATCCTGCCTCTCAAAAGCTACGTACTGATTATGCTACTAGGATACATAAAGATATTAAGACCAGGGCATATATGGACAAAGTTCAAAGTGCTTTAGGTATGGATATAGCCGATGCTAAGGGTATTGATAATGTTCCGGTTAATGAGCAAGAATTAGAGATTCATATGCAGTTAGACTATAAACAGTCTATAGAACTAGCAGAAGAAGAATTAATATCTAACACATTATCTAAAAATAAGTATCACCTTACTAGAAGAAGGTTTATAAAGGATTTAGTAACTTTAGGTATTGGAGCAGTAAAAACTAGTTTTAATAAAGCTGAAGGAATTGTAGTAGATTATGTAGACCCAGCTAATTTAGTATGGTCTTATACTGAAGATCCTAATTTTGAAGATATTTACTATGTAGGTGAAGTTAAGTCTATAAGTATACCTGAACTTAAAAAAGAATTTCCGCAACTTACTAATAAAGAATTAGAAGAAATACAAAAATTTCCAGGTAATACTAATTATGTAAGAAATTGGGAGGGTCAAAATAATAATAATACAGTACAAGTATTATATTTTGAATACAAAACTTACGCTGATCAAGTTTTTAAAATAAAATATACTGATCAAGGGTTAGAAAAAGCAATTGAAAAACCAGATTTCTTCAATCCACCACCTAATGATAATTTTAAAAGAGTTTCTAGATCTATAGAGGTATTGTATCATGGTGCAAAAATATTAGGACATCCTATTATGTTACAATGGGAGGTGGCAGAAAACATGACAAGACCTTTTTCTAATACTTCTAAAGTTAATATGAATTATCAGTTGTGTGCTCCTAGCATGTATAAAGGTAGGATTGAATCACTAGTAGAACGTATGATAGGTTTTGCTGATATGATACAACTTACATCTTTAAAATTACAACAAGTATTATCTAGAACAGTACCAGATGGTGTATTTTTAGATGTTGACGGATTAGCAGAAGTTGATTTAGGTAATGGTACTAACTATAATCCACAGGAAGCGTTGAATATGTACTTCCAAACAGGTAGCATAGTCGGTAGATCAATGACACAAGATGGTGATCTTAATCATGGTAAAGTACCTATTCAAGAATTAAATAGTTCTAGTGGTCAATCCAAGATACAAGCCTTAATAACTACTTATCAGTATTATCTTCAAATGATAAGGGATGTAACAGGATTAAATGAAGCAAGAGATGGTAGTATGCCAAATGAAGACTCTTTAGTTGGGTTACAAAAATTAGCAGCTGCAGCTTCAAATACTGCCACTAAACATATTTTACAAGCTAGTTTATACTTAACATTACGAGCATGTGAAAACATATCGCTAAGAGTTGCTGATTGTATTCAGTTTGATCTTTTACGAGAATCACTTATAAATAGTATAAGTTTATTCAATGTAAAAACTTTAGAAGAAATACATAATTTACACTTATATGATTTTGGTATATATTTAGAGATAGAACCTGACGAAGAAGAAAAGGCGCTTCTAGAGCAAAATATTCAAATGGCACTTCAGACTCAAACTATCAATTTAGAGGATGCTATTGATATAAGAGAAATAAAGAACTTAATGTTGGCTAACCAACTACTTAAATTAAAACGTAAAAAGAAAGCTGATCAAGATAGGGTTAATCAGCAACAAATGATAAAAGCTCAAGCAGACGCTAATGCTGAAGCGGCGGAAAGAGCTGCTATGGCAGAAGTTCAGAAAAATCAAGCTATAGCTGAAACAACATTACAAATAGAGCAAGGTAAGGGACAAATTGTGATACAGAAATTACAAACAGAAGGTGAGATAAAGAAACAATTAATGGAAATACAATTTGGATACGATCAGCAATTAAAACAAATGGAAGTACAACAAGCTCAAGTTAAGGAAAAAGAAATTGAAGATAGGAAAGATAAAAGAACTGAGTTACAAGCATCACAACAAAGTAAAATGATTCAACAGCGACAAACAGACGGTCCACCTGTAAATTTTGGAGGAGATGATGAAGTTGGATTCGGAGAAATGATGCAAAGTTTTGCACCACAATAATTATATAATATTATATCATGGAAGAAACAAAAGAAGAATTACCAATAAGGGAAGAACCAGTTATGGATAAAAAGATTGAGGGTTTAAAAATAAAAACCAAACCTAAACCTAAAAAACTAGTTAATGTTAAACAAGAAGTACCTAAAATTGATTTAAAGAAAACAGAAGATGCCATTCAAGAGTCACGACCAAATGCTAGCAATGCTACTATCGAAGGATCCCAAAACCCGGAAAGTAGCCAAAAAGTGGTTGAAACTGTACGGATCACCGAAACAGAAACGAAGCAAGAAGAGGAGGGGACGCAAATAATAGAAGAAATTACAAATGAAGAACCATCTACTACAGTTGCTACACCTACCCCTATCCCAGAACCAGTATCAGAACTTCCAGAAGGTGTAAACAAACTAGTGGACTTTATGAAGGAAACTGGTGGTGATATGCAAGATTATATTAGATTAAATGCAGACTATAGTAATATAGATGATGTTGCATTATTAAAAGAATATTATAAAAATACTAAACCACATCTAGACGCAGAAGAGATAGAATTTATTTTAGATGATAAATTCGCTTATGATGTAGACTATGATGAGGAAAAAGATGTTCGCAAGAAAAAACTTGCGATTAAAGAAGAAGTTGTAAAAGCTAATGCTTATTTAGAAGATCTAAAGAGTAAATATTACGAGGAAATCAAGTTGAGGCCTGGTGTTACTCAAGAGCAACAGAAAGCAATGGACTTTTTCAACAGACATAACGATGAACAAGCACAAAGCAAAATTCGACATACAAAATTTATAACAAATACTAAAAATCATTTTTCTGAGGATTTCAAAGGTTTTGAGTTTAACTTAGGAGAGAAGAGATTTAGGTATAATGTTACAAATCCAAGTGACGTAGCTAACCAGCAATCAGATATTACAAATTTCGTTAAGATGTTCTTAAACGAAGATGGTAGTGTTAGAGATTTCTCTGGTTACCACAAAGCGATTTATGCTGCTAGAAATGCAGATGCAATAGCAACTCATTTTTATGAACAGGGTAAAGCTGATGCTGTAAAGAACGTTATATCTCAAACTAAAAATATAGATAATTCAGCGCGTTCTAGTCAACCTACGGATCATGTATATTTAAATGGTTTGAGAGTGAAAGCAGTTAGTGGAGTTGATGGTTCAAAGTTAAAAATAAAAACACGAAAATAAACTTAAAACAATAAGACATGGCGTTTACAACAATGAATGCGGATTTACAACCCGCAAATGATATGGTGGCATTGCCGGGTAACTACTTAAATTGGACCGATCAAGCGAATCCTAATTTTGTAGATTTTGCTCAACAATATTTACCTGAATTATATGAACAAGAAGTCGAAAGATTTGGTAATAGAACCTTATCTGGCTTCTTAAGAATGGTCGGAGCGGAGATGCCTATGACCTCAGATCAAGTTATTTGGTCAGAGCAAAATAGGTTACATATCGCTTATGATACAGTAACAGTCCTAGGTAACGTTTTTACAATCGTTCTAGATCCTGCTAACCCTTCACATACTATTAGGGTTGGTAATACAATAGTCGCTTATGATCCAGTTACTGGATTAACACTTAAAGGACTTGTAACTGTCGCTGCTGCTGGAGCTGCTTTTACAGCTGTATGTTATACACAGGCTACCTGGGGCGCAATTGCAGGTGCTGCGAATGTGAGAATATTCGTTTACGGCTCTGATTTCCAAAAGGGAACTGTCGGAATGGGTGGAGGTGTTGAACCAATCTTAACTACGTTTGACAACAAACCTATAATTATAAAAGATCAATATGAAGTATCAGGTTCTGATACAGCTCAGATTGGTTGGGTTGAAGTCGCAACGGAAGATGGTTCAACTGGATTTTTATGGTATCTAAAAGCCGAATCAGAAACTAGATTAAGATTTGAAGATTATCTTGAAATGGTTATGGTTGAAGGTGAATTAGATACCCAAGCTATTCCAATATCTGGTGGAGGTACTGAAGGTATGTTTGCTGCATTAAATGCAAGAGGTAACGTATATGCTGGCTTTGCCGGTGCTGCTGCTCCTGGAGCTGGTGCATTAGGCGATTTTGACCAAATACTCCAACAACTAGATAAGCAGGGTGCTATTGAAGAAAACATGCTTTTCTTAGATAGAGGAACTGCTCTTGATTTTGATGATATGATCGGTGCTCAAGCTGGTGGTGGTTATGCCGCTGCTTCTTCAGTATCTTATGGTCTATTTGATAACTCAGATGAGATGGCGTTAAATTTCGGTTTCACTGGTTTTAGAAGAGGTTCTTATGACTTCTACAAAACTGATTGGAAATACTTAAATGATGCTTCTACTCGTGGAATGGTTGATAATATCAAAGGTGTTTTAATACCTGCTGGTACATCTACTGTTTATGATCAAATGCTTGGTCAAAACATAAGACGACCTTTCTTACACGTGAGATATAGAGCTTCACAAACGGATGATAGAAGAATGAAATCATGGATCACAGGATCTGTTGGAGGTGCTTACACTTCTGATATGGATGCAATGGAGATTCATTATCTTTCTGAAAGATGCCTTTGTGTACAAGCTGCTAATAATTTTGTATTATTTACAGATTAATTCATTAACCCTTAAAAATATAAAATTATGGCACTTATAAAAATAACAACAAACCAACCATTGGCGACTATTTATGACGTCACTGTTCCTATTACAGTTGCTGGTGTTAGCGCAACAGCATTTGATCTAACGATTGATGTTGCTGGTGTTCCTGGAACTGTAGAAGTAGAAGTAGCAAGTGGTGGTTTTGGTACTACTGGCGCGTTAGCGGCTGCGGCTCGAGTTGAGTTTACAGCTGCGGTTGAAGCTGCTGTGGCTGATCCTTATGCTGTTCCAAATGTGGAAAGCATAATAGCAATTGACGATGCATATTTGCATGCCGATACAGTAGTTGCAATCGTTGGTTTAACCTAATAACTACAATTAACATAAGACCTCATTAACTTGGGGTCTTTTTTAACTATTTAATTATATTATATTATGGAAGAAAATACAACATGGGAAGTAAAAGATAGAAGTTATTATCTTTTGCATGGTAAAGCCCCATTAACATATACTTTACCATCTAAACATACAAGGAGATTTCCTTTATTACACTTTGATGATGCAAGTGGTAATCAAAGAGAACTCAGATATGCCACTAATCAAGCTTCACCATTTGTTGATGAACAACGAGGGCAAGCTACTTTGCAGCATATAGTATTTAATGATGGAGCATTATTTGTACCTAAAGAGAAACAGAATCTTCAGAAATTATTATCTTTATATCATCCTCAATTAAATATGAGATATGCTGAATTAGATAATATTGCTGAAGCTCATGACGATTTAGAAGATCTAGAAATAGAAAATCACGCAATGACCGCTGCTTTAAACATGGATATAGAACATGCTGAAGCTATTTTACGAGTTGAAGAAGGATCTGGTGTTAATAAACTTAGTTCTAAAGAAATAAAACGAGATATTGTTTTAATGGCTAAAAGAAATCCTAAGTTATTTTTAGCATTAGCTAATGATGAGAATGTTCAATTAAGAAATTTTGCTATAAAAGCAGTGGAAACTGGTATTATAAAATTAGCACAAGATCAACGAACATTTTCGTGGGCTTCTAATGGTAAAAAGTTAATGAAAGTACCGTTTGATGAAAATCCTTATTCAGCTATGGCCGCTTGGTTTCAAACTGATGAAGGTTTAGAAGTATATAAATCAATACAGAAAAAGTTTGAATAAAAAACTATAATAACCTGTAATAATAATAAAGGCGGCATAACGCCGCCTTTTTTACTATATAAAAATATTTATAATGGCAATAAGCGTAGATGATGTTTATAAAACTGTTTTATTGATACTCAACAAAGAGCAAAGAGGCTATATTACACCTAATGAGTTTAATAAAATAGCAACTCAAGTTCAATTAGATATTATAGACAATTATTTAGAAACATTAAACCAACAACTAAGAGTACCTCAAAATGAGAGCGAGTACGGCGATAGGGTTAAGAATATAGATAACAAATTATCCGCGTTAAAAGAAATACAACCATTAGATCCAGCAACAATTTGGGTTGCTAACAATCAATATGATACCACACTACTTACTTTACCCATATATGTGATAGGTACAGTAATTTATAAAGATGAACAAGAAATAGAAAGAGTTGATAGGAATGAATGGCTTAGAGTTAATATGTCTAAGTTGACTAGACCTAGCGAAGATTATCCTTTATACTTATACGAAAATGGAAGTATATTTATACAACCAAGTGATTTAGTTAAAATAGATCCTTTAACAGCACTTCCATATGATCAATTTTCAGTTTCTTATATAAGGAAACCAGAAGATGTTGTATGGGGTTACACGGTATTAGGAAACGGAGCTTACGAATTTAACCCTTTAACACCTCCCACACAAAACTTTGAATTAGAAGACACCGATCAAGTTGATGTTATTTTAAATATATTAAAGTATACTGGTGTAATAATCAGAGATCCACAAATAGTACAAGCTGCGACTCAAGAGATAGCAGCTACTGAAATGAATGAAAAACAATAAAACATGGCAAATTCACCTGATGGAGGTTTTATAAATGAAACCAATGAACAGTACTATGTAGGACATCAAGCAAGGGTTTCAGATGGTGCAGCTACAAGTTATACTTACACTTTCGATGAAGTATTAAAAATGGGTGTTCCAGCTGTCCCATTAAGTGTTGGGGATGATGCAGCATGGGATCCAAGTGATCCTAACTTTATGTTAAATAATTTTGACTTAATGGTTAGTGCTGGGGGATTGGATCCTTACGTATTATGGGATGGTGATCCGCAAACAGCTGGTCTTCTCCCAGGACCTTCTATTGGTTTTAGAGTATCACAATTTTCTGAAACACAGGATTGGAGTACTATAGAATTTTACGATCCACTTTCTGGAGCACCTATTTTAGGTGTAGCGATTGGATATTATATTCAAGTTAGATTAAAATCAATGTTAGTTGACGGTGCTCCTAATTATGGAGATTATCAATATATAACTGTAACTGACATAGTAAATAACTTCCTCATAGGTTACGTTGGAACGGGTAAACTTATTCCTAATGCTAAACGTACCGACGTTATGTTCCATGCTAAACGTGGACTTCAAGAATTCTCTTATGATACACTCAAAAGTATCAAGTCTCAAGAAATAACAATTCCACCCACTTTATCTGTGATTATACCACAAGATTATGTAAATTACGTTAATGTATCATGGATAGATAGAAATGGAATAAAGCGTATTATATACCCTACTACGCTAACAAGTAATCCTTACGAAACACCTATTCAAGATACAAATATTACTACAAGTAGCTATGGTTTTAGTTTTCCATCTGAAGGTTATGGTATACCATTACAAGACAGTCATGGAGAGAACTTAGAAGGAACATCGTTAACTGAGGAAAGGTGGGAGGCAAATCCTGATGATTTTACTACAAACCCACTTTTTGATCCCGAGGGGTTAGGTAGAGATTGGTATAACAATTGGAGAGTAGGTTTGCTAGGTCAAAATTATGGTTTGATACCAGAATTAGCACAGGATAACGGTTGGTTTACTATAAATGAAAGAGAGGGTAAATTTTCTTTTAGTAGCAATTTAAGTGAAAAACTTATTATACTAGAATATATATCTGATGGTCTATCTTATGACAAAGAAACTAGAATACCTAAACTAGCTGAAGAAGCACTATATATGCACATAGCTTATAGTATATTAGCCGGTAGGGCTGGGGTGCAGGAATATGTAGTTCAAAGGTTTAAAAAAGATCGTAGAGCTGCACTTAGAAATGCTAAAATACGTTTATCAAATCTTAAGTCAAGTGAATTTGTACAGATAATGCGAGGTAAATCTAAGTGGATTAAATATTAAATATAATGGGAAAAGAGGTTAAAAATACATTCATCCAATCTAAAATGAATCAAGATTTAGATGGAAGAGTTTTACCCAACGGCCAGTATAGGTATGGTAAAAATATACAAATTAGTAGATCAGAAGCTGCAGATGTAGGGTCAGTAGAAAATGTTTTAGGTACAAAATTATTAACTTCTTTTGGATTAGATGATTGTGCTTATGAAATAATTGGTCATTTTGCAGATGTGAATAATGATTTAATTTATGTTTTTATAACAGACTATAGTGATTCAAGTGTTAATAAATTAGATAACGATATAACTGGACAAAACACTGCTTTTGGTTATACACAAAAAAATTGTTTTATAGCTGTTTATAATCATAGAACTGAATTAGGATCTTTGTTAGTTGGAGGAGATTTCTTGAATTTTTCAAAAACCCACCCTATTACAGGAGTTAATTTAATAGAAGATTTATTATTTTGGACGGATAACAGAAATCAACCAAGAAAAATAAATGTTAAAACAGCAGCAGGTGATCCATTTGTGCTCACCCCTATTGATCTCGGTTACTATACAACAGAAGATACTATCTCTGTTGCTAAATATTATCCTTTTGAAGCTATTTCATTATTAAAAAATATTGGAACATTAACTCAATGGGTCTCAACCATGACTAATAAAACAGAGGAGTACTTACCTTCGTATTGTGCTGCGGAAGTTATAGTAGATATGGGTGGATTAGGAAGTTCATGTGTATTATTAGGAACGTGGAATACTATAGAGATTGGATCTAAAATGGAATCAGTTGGTATTCTTGCTAATGCTGTTACCGGGGCTCCAGCATTAGTTACAAATGTACAACCAGATGTTCCAGCTCTTAATCAAACCACTCTTACTTTTGACGTTCAACAAGATTTTACTGCTGGAGACATAATTTACTTTAGATATCCTAGTCCTCATTTTGATGTTACTTGGCCTGGTGATGAGACATTTTTAAGTGATAAATTTGTAAGATTTAGTTACAGATTTAAATTTGATGATGGTGAATATTCTTTAATGGCACCATTTACTCAAGCGTGTTTTGTACCTAAACAAGATGGTTACTTCATTGGAAATGATGTAGATACAGTAAAGCCTCCGATGTTAACGAATAGTGACGTGACTTGGCCTGTATCTGATACTCTCATTGGTGATGAAGGAAGGGCTTATTCTAGTTCTATAGTAGAATTTTTTGAAAATAAAATTCAAAACATAGAGTTGTATATTCCAGCCCCTTATAAAAATTCGGACCAGGTTGGTTTTGATGAATTACATGAAGAGTTTAAAGTCACTCATATTGAAATAATTTATAAAGAATCTGATAGCACAACTGCTTATATACTAGACACAATTGATGAATCAACTTTTAGCTCTGTAACACCAGGACAGAAATTTTATGATTATAATTATCAATCAAGAAAACCTTGGAAAACTTTACCAGCAAGGGAAATAACTAGAGTATACGATAAAGTACCAATTAGAGCTTTAGCACAGGAATCTTCTGGTAACAGGATAATATATGGAAATTACGTAGACAAACACACGTCTCCTAGTTCTTTAAGTTACGTTGTAGGCATAGATCCTAAACCAGACATTGTAACATATGATAAAGAAACTTACGTAAAGAAGGAATATCAAAATCACACTGTTAAACAAAATAGAACTTATCAAGTTGGTGTTATATTGTCTGATAGGTATGGTAGACAATCAGATGTTATCCTCTCTGATGTTTTTAATGAAGTAATAAGTGGGTATGGTTCAACTATTTATCATCCTTATAGAACCACTCAATCAACGTTAATAGACAACACCGATACTTGGCCAGGTGATATGATAAGTATGATATGGCATCAAATTATTCCAGAAGATTCAACGATAGATGGGTATCCTGGATTATATAAAAATAACGATGGTACATTAAAAGGTATTGCTAATGGTACTTCTAGTAACTGGGGTATACCACCGGTAGCTTGTGGTCCTTGGGAATTCGATGTAACTGGAGCATCTGGCGCTACCGCACGAATAAGTTTTTTCTCAGATGAAAATACAGGTGAGATAAATCCAGACACTGTAGTTATTATTAGTAGTAGCACTGATTGGCAAGAAGGAGAACTTATAGTTTCTTGGGTTCTTGTATTAGGTCCTTTATGTGCTCCAACAGGTGAATGCCCAAATGATGCAAATGCTTGTCCAGCGTACGATTGGGTGGCTTTAACTTTAGTAGATCAAAATACTTTAGGATGGTATTCATGGAAAATAGTAGTAAAACAAACTGAACAAGATTATTATAATTGTTATTTACCTGGTATATTAGCTGGTTATCCAAAGGATTTTAGAACTACAGGAGATTTTTCTGCAGTTACTTTTCCCAAAGGAGA